GTTATATTATTATTCCCGAATGGTGTAGTGGCAGCACAGCAGACTTTGACTCTGTTAGTATAAGTTCGATTCTTATTTCGGGTGCCATAAGTGTGACAATTGAGTGTAGATGTTGAGAAAACAAGAGCCTCGAAATTCTTGTGAGTTGGGACTAATTATCCTAGTAGCAAACAAGTAACAACTAAAACTACGTACCTCTAACCCTGTCCGGACTTTATATCAAGGGTAAAATGTAGGCGAATGAGGGAGGCGCCTAACTTAGTTGTTACACTTATGGTAATTTTGGAAGTGTGGCAGAGTCCGGTTTATTGCACCTGTCTTGAAAACAGACGGCTCGAAAGGGTCCGTGAGTTCGAATCTCACCGCTTCCACCAAATTTTCGGAGAGTGGGCAGGACGGTAATGCACCGGTTTGCTAAACCGCAGGTTATAGAAATATGGCCACAGGGTTCGACTCCCTGACTCTCCACCAATGCCTCTGTAGTTTAATGGTAAAACAGCGGATTTATACCCCGTAGCGCCAGATAAGCGGCTGATGTGAGTTCGATTCTCGCCAGAGGTACCAAGTTTTATGTGGGTGTGTAGCTGAATGGTCAGGCCGCGGATTGCAAATCCGTTTTATGCAGGTTCAAGTCCTGTCACCCACTCCAAAATACTTGAGTGTTTCGGTAGAGAATTAAAATTGTGCTTGACAAAGAAGCCAGTTCTGCTACAATACATTCATGAGTTGAGAAATCAACAAGTTCTTTAAAAATTTGTAGAGTTAATATGCACCTATCGTCTAACGGTTAGGACGGCGCCCTTTCAAGGCGCAAACGAGGGGTTCGATTCCCCCTAGGTGTACCATTTGTTTAGTGTTATCAAGGTATCGTCATAGGACGCTATGACTACTCGACAGTACGGGTGCGACCAACACTGTCTGATATAACTGTTATTCGCTTGTCAGAGTTAGCTACTTTGTTGACAAATTGGCACGATAACACTAAACAAATGGTAATGCGCTTGTAGCTCAATGGTTAGAGCAGTGGACTCATAATCCATTGGTTAGGGGTTCAAGTCCCTTCGGGCGCACCAATTATGGGGGTATAACTTAGTGGTAAAGTATCCGGCTTTTAACCGGAAAACCAGAGTTCAATTCTCTGTGCCCCTACCATATAAAAACACATTATACGCAGGAGGACAATGCCTCTGTAACTGCTGGTAACCTAGCGTGAAACTAGGGCAGTGCGTTTTCACTAGTGTGTTTCTATATGTTAGTTTTCGGAGGTTGTTCCCTGTTGCCGGCTGTAACCCGGTAGGCATTGTTAAGCAGGGTGGTTGCCAAGTAGTTCGATTCTTCCAACCTCCACCATATATTAGGTTCGTAAGTGTTCATGGACGCACGTAAGCTTGTCACGCTTAAAGAAGGGGCTCGATACCCCTACGGACCGCCAATTTAAAAAAGGATCCATATGAATAAACCAAATTATGACTTCAACAAAGATTTGCCAATTGCGAAAAAAACAGAAAAGCAAATTGCAGATTTTTTGGTTGAAAAACAGGACATGACTATTATCGGCACTTCTGATACAATAAAAAATGTCAGTCGCTCCGATTTTGATGTTCGAATGAAATTCAACAAGTCAGAAAAAATTGTTGATATTGAGATTAAAGAAGATTTTACTTGTGCCCGTACAGGTAATATCGGCGTTGAATGTGAAAGTTGGGGACGACCCTCAGGCATTGCAATTTCTAAAGCCGATTTTTATTTGTACAAGGTTCATATGCCAGATGGCAAAAAAGGTGTCTACATAATTCAAACCAACAAATTGAAAGAAATGATTGCTGATAAGTTGTATCATCGAATCGTTGTTGGTGGTGATGAAGGCTCTTACAGTAAAAATTATTTGTTTAGACTAGATGTTGTGAAAAGTAATTTCAAATTTCTAGGCTATCTATCAGAGTAATCTATTCCGCAGAATCCGAGCTAGGTGCACGGACTTGACTGTTAATCAATGATTAGCTGGGTTCGAACCCCAGATGCGGAGCCAGTTTTAGGATGAGTACAGCAAATTTAAAAGCTAAACTTTTTGGTTGTCTAGCGACAAAAATCATCCTGTTGTTTAATGCCCCGGTGACGGAATCGGTATACGTGTTGGTCTTAGAAACCAAATTTTGGGAGTTCAAATCTCCCCTGGGGCACCAGTTGACTCGCCTTGATTGATGGCGTATAATGAGACAAGTAATCAATCATATGGGCTGTTAGTGCTAATGGGAACACATCTGGTTTGCAACCAGAAATTGAGAGTTCGATTCTCTCACGGTCCACCAAATTTTGCTCTTATCGTATAGTGGCATTACCCTGGCTTTGTAACCCAGTGACGGCAGTTCAATTCTGTCTAGGAGCACCAGTTTTTTTATGCAGTCGGATATTAACCGTGATGGGGACCACCCATCATCTACGTGGGAATCGTAGTGACTGCTCCAGTTTTTCTCCGATTAGTGAAATGGCATCACCCGTGGTTTGGGACCATGTAGCGCAAGTTCGATTCTTGCATCGGAGACCAGTCGATTGCGGGTAGGTCAAGTTGACCCGGAAGGTCTCATAAGCCTTACTGAGCGTGGAGCGTTACCACGACCCGCTACCAATTTTAGGATTCATTCAGCAATTAAAAAACTTTTATTGAAAAAAAGCAAAAAGAATCCTGTTGTTAACGGTGCTATAGCATAGACAGATATGCATGGGTCTCATAAGCCTACCAGGAAGGAGCGTTACCTTCTAGCACCACCAATCCGTCCTTAGCTCAATGGATTAGAGCACTTCGCTACGAACGAAAAGGTTGGGGATTCGAGTTCCTCAGGACGGTCCAAGTTTTGCCCCTTTAGTTAAAAAGTATAACAGTCGGCTGATAACCGGCAGTCGGAGGAGCGTTACCTCCCGGGGGTACCAGTTTAAGAATCGTTTCAGCAAACCACACGTATGACAGTGGATGTCAATTTGCCTTCTAAGCAAACCTCGCTGGTTCGAATCCAGCTACAAAAAAGCGATTCTGTTTTTCAATATCTCTCTGGTGTAATGGCAGCACTGCGGTCTCCAAAACCGTAAGTGGGGGTTCGAGTCCCTCGGGGGATGCCACATAAGTAAAAGAAAGTGAGTTAATATGTTCAACAAAAAAATTGACTTAGACGAAGTTAAAGCCTTTATTGAAAGTTGCGGTCCAGATACCAAAATTTATCTTGGCTGTGACTCAGAAAAAGTTAAGATGAACGGACAGTGGTATGCTGACTATATCATTGCTATTGTTGTTCATATTGACGGTAAGCACGGCTGTAAAATTTTCGGACAAATCGAACGTGAAAGAGATTATGACCAACAAAAGAATAAGCCTCGGATGCGTTTGATGACTGAAGTTTACAAAGTTGCTGAAATGTATCTTGCTCTTTCGGCAATCATTGCAAATGATATCGAAGTGCATCTTGACATTAATCCAGATATGATGCATAATTCAAGCATCGTTGTTAACGAAGCGATTGGTTACATCAAGGGCATGTGTAATGTCGTCCCACTTGTGAAACCAAATGCATTCGCCGCATCGTATGCCGCTGACAGACTGAAAAGTTTTGCGGCATAAGTACAGACCCCGGTTTACACTTTTACGTTATATAAAGTGGGTTATTGCTCCAACCACACGGGCACGGCGAGACTGTTGATGCCGCAAGACCCGCTGACCTGGGTGCCTTGAGAAATATAGTCGGATAGAAGTGTAACTAACCTAGAAGCAAATAACAACGGACAGTGTAACAACTCAGATTGGGGCGAAAACGGGAAACGTAGCCAATCACTATGCGGGATTAGTTTAATGGTAAAACAGCAGATTTCCAATCTTCGGTTGAGAGTTCGATTCTCTCATCCCGCTCCAATTTTTCGCGGCTATGGTGTTTAACGGTTAGCACACGACCTTGCCAAGGTTGAAGTTCCAATTCGAATTTGGATAGCCGCTCCAGTTTTATGAAATACTTTCTAATCTTATTTTTGTTCTTAACGCAATCTGCAATAGCTGGTGATTACATCATCGGCTTCAGAGGAATGAACGAACAATTTGATAGACAAGCATTTATTGAGTTCGCACAAAAAAGAAATTTGACTCCTTTTGTCTTTAGTCACAATCAAGTCACTTCTGCTGTCAACTTAATAAAGAGTAAAAATCAAAACTATCAGCTTTATGGTTACAGCCTAGGTGCAGTTTCTGTAAGAGAAGTTTTGATGACTCTGAAAAGAGAAAATGTTAAGATGCCAATTTTTGTGACAACTGTTGGTGCATACAAAACAAACAATGTTGATTTCACAAATTTTGGTGTAGGGTTTAAAAATTATTTTGATGATAGTGGTAGAGGTACAAGTTCGCCAGGTGTTTTCCTGTCTGTACCTCACCGAGAAATAATGAAACATGTAAAATAACTATGCAGGGAATAGTGTACCGGCGCGCACGACTGTCTGTGAAACAGTAAGACAGGGTTCAACTCCCGTTCACCTGCCCAAAATATGGAATACATAATTTTTTTTCTATTATGGACTTTTCTTATGTACTGGGTACATAGAGCGGTTCATTCTTCAAAAATTTTAGGTCATTTTCATTGGCAACATCATAAAGTTATCAATACAAAAAATACCAAGTGGCATTGGAACAATATTTTTTTATACAATGATGATATTAAGAGTACGATTGATTTGTGGATAACAGATGTTATTCCAACTCTAGTTTTTTGTTATGTAACCGGTCATTGGTGGATATTTGTTTTGTACTATGTCTACGCCGCATTCTTCCAGGAAAATATTGAACATTCGGATAAAGTTAATGTTCCTTTTCTAAGTTCTGGTAGATGGCACTTGACACATCATAAAGATTCACGATATAATTACGGTTTCGTTTTCACTTTCTGGGATAAATTATTTAAAACAGAAAAAAACATTGGGTCCTTAGTTTAAAAGTAGAACACCCTCCTTACAAGTGGGATACGGCGGAGCGTTACCGTCAGGACCTACCAATTTGCTCTCATAGGTAAATGGCATACCGCATCCTTGGTAAGGATGTATTCCAAGTTCGATTCTTGGTGAGAGCACCAATAAATGCCAACCTAGCTGATGTGGTCATAGCGGCGGTCTGAAGAACCGTGGAAAGTGGTTCGATTCCACTGGTTGGTACCAAAAAGCCCCGGTGACGGAACTGGAATACGTGTCTCTCTCAAAAGGAGAATTCTGAGGGTTCGAATCCCTCCTGGGGCACCAAATACGGCAAACATTAAAAATTGATATTGACTCTACAAATTTTTTAAGATACAATACGTGTATTGATTGATTGAGAAAGTTTTAAGACAAGGTTCAGCAACACTCCAAACATGGAACTGATGGGCAGAGATAACTTCAAGCCTATCAAGGTGAGTTTCGATTTCTCACTGTAATCAAAAAGTAGGAAACTTGTCTGTTATTTTAGGTTTTAGGGTAGGTTCAGCAAATAAAAAGCATTCAACTTGTAATTGAAAACGCAAAAACTATCCTGTTATTAAGAAAAGGAAATTATTATGTCAACATTTGTCGAAGCAGTTGTAAATCAAGAAGCCCGTACCACTAATGGTATGAAGGCTCGCAAGTCTACATCTAATGCAGTTGTGGATTTGTTCTATAATGCCGGCGCAAGCCGTGGTAAGGACATTGTTCCTGCATTCACTGCCGCTTTGGTTGAAAATCGTGAATTGGCTCTCCGTGTGACTGCATGGCTACGTGATGTACGTGGCGGTGCTGGTGAGCGCCAATTGTTCCGTGATATTCTCAAATATCTGGAAAAGAACGATGTTCAAGCGGCTAAGGCACTGTTGCATAAAGTTCCTGAACTTGGCCGTTGGGACGATATCTTTGTGTTCGAAACCAAAGAATTGAAAGAAGAAGCTTACACCATGCTTGGTGATGCTCTCCGTGCCAAAAACGGTCTTGCGGCTAAATGGACTCCTCGCCAAGGTAAGATTGCGGCTGAAATTCGTGCATTCTTCGGAATGTCACCAAAATTCTACCGTAAGTCTCTTGTTGAGTTGACCAAAGTTGTGGAACAAAACATGTGTGCAAAAGAATGGGATACCATTAATTTCTCTCATGTTCCTTCCGTAGCGGCCGCACGTTACAAAAAGGCTTTTAACCGTAACACACCAAAGTATGCTGAATACGTTCAGGCTCTGGTGAAAGGTGATAAGCCTGAAGTAAAAGTAAACGCATCTGTTGCTTACCCATATGATGTGTTGAAAGGTCGTATTAACACCTACGGCATTTCTTTTGACAAGACCGAATTGGACTTGGTACAAAAGCAATGGGAAGCATTGCCAAATTATGTTGGTGATGCTAACATCCTACCTCTTGTTGACGTTTCTGGTTCTATGACCACCTCAGCAGGCAAAAACACCAAACTAACTTGTTTGGAAGTTTCTGTCTCTCTTGGCCTGTATCTTGCAGACAAGAACAAAGGAAAATTCAAGGATACGTTCCTGACTTTTTCTGATAAGCCAGAACTGTTGCACCTAAAGGGCAACATCAACCAGAAGATTGACCAAATGGTTAAATCTACTTGGGGTATGAGCACCAACCTTAATGCGGCATTCAAGAAAATTCTTGATACTGCTGTTAAAGGTGGTGTTGCAAAAGAAGAAATGCCAGGAATGGTGTTGATTCTGTCTGACATGCAATTCAACCAATGTGTTGTGCATGACGATAGTGCAATTGAAATGATTGCACGTAAGTACCAAGAAGCAGGATATGAACTTCCAAAAGTTGTATTCTGGAACTTGAATGCTTCATATGGCAATGCCCCAGTGAAGTTTGACAAGTCTGGTACTGCTCTGGTTTCTGGATTCTCACCAGCAGTAGTGAAGCCATTGCTGAGTGGAAACCTAGATAGCTTCACACCAGAGTCCGTGATGTTGAAAACCATCATGGATGAACGTTACACAGTAAATCTGTAAAACGTATGGGGACTTGAAAGAGTCCTCATTTTAAAGTATACTGCCGAAGTTGGTTCGGTTAGGCAGGCTGCATCCAACAAGCCATGTCCGTTAGTATACTTTAAAATGATTGCGAGTGTGGTGGAACGGTATACACAGCAGACTTAAAATCTGCCAGGACCGCAAGGTCCTTGAGGGTTCGAATCCCTCCACTCGCACCAATATTCCGGCTGTCGTTCAATGGATAGGACAGCATTCTTCTAAAGTGCGAATGGGGGTTCGATTCCCTCCAGCCGGGCCAATATTTTTTGCATAAATACCCTAGTTGATACAATCAACCTCAAAAGGGAATAAAATGCTCAAAAAGTTAACCGCAATGGTGCTTTTTGTAATGTCTTTATCATCGGTCGCACAGACCACATATGATTCGAAAACCTTGGTAGATACAAACAGTACATCTACCTCGACAAGCACAGTAAACACAAACAACACTAGCACGGCCACGACCGTCAACACTAATAACACTAATGTTAATAGTGCTTCTACTAATGTCAATACAAGCACCAGTGTAAACACGAATAATAACGTGAACACTGGAACAATGACGTACAATAACAATAACGTCAATGCTTCAACTTCCACTAGCACAGTTACGAACAATAACAACAATGTGAATAGTGGTACAATGACGTACAACAATAACAACGTCAATACCAGCGCCAGCACATCTACGAATGTGAACACGAATAACAACGTGAATAGTGGTACAATGACGTACAACAATAACAACGTTAACAGCAGTGTTAATACTTCTACAAGTACAAACAACAACGTTAACACTGGTGACATGACCAACCGCAATATTAACACAAGTACATCAACAAATGTTAATACGAACAATAATGTGAATAGTGGTGATATGACCAATCGTAACATCAACACTAACACATCTACTTCAGCGTCAACGTCAACAAATAATAATGTCAACACCAATGTTCAAACTGGTGACATGACAAATCGCAATATTAATGAAAGTAATATTACACAAAGAATAATTCAACCGCCTCCAACGGCTGTTGCACCAACAATGATGAGTGGTGGTAACAATGATTTGTGTACTACTGGTTCAAGTAGCGCGGTTCAAACTCAAATTTTCGGTGTAAGTTCTGGTGGCACCGTGCGTGATGAAAATTGTGAAAGATTAAAACTATCTAAGACTCTTTACGATATGGGTATGAAAGTGGCTGCGGTTGCTACCATGTGTCAAGACCGCAGAGTTTGGGATGCGATGATGGCAGCAGGCACTCCTTGTCCGTATGAAGGCAGAATCGGCGATGCGGCTAAGTCTGCATGGGAAGCAAATGTAGACAAAATTCCTGCACCAATAAAAGAGAAAAAAGATGACACTTATACAAAGATTGGTATCGGCAGTTTCCTCGGCGTTCTTGTTCACAAGCTTATCAAGTAACGCACAGGATTTTACTGCGGGTCAAATATACAATACTGGTAATATAGTTCTGCCAACAAATCAAGGTGGTCCATCATCTTGGGTAAATGGTGTTTATCAAGACAACTTAACATGTTGGGCTTGGGGTAATCCTGGCTATTGCGGTCCTAACGCGATTGTTAGACCAGGAAATAACATAAACTTTTCTTTCGGTTCAACTTACCTTTATCAGCAACAAGACATTTCAAGCATATTGCCAAGTTCTACACCTGGATTACAAGTCACTGGTTATAATTTTGGCTTTACTGCAAAGAATGGTAATGGTTGGGACGATGGTCGCGTAGACCAATTGTCGGCACTTGTTCGTTTTTGGGATACTACGGGTGGTAGAGGCACTAACAATTTATTGTACGGCAATTCATACAATTTGAGTTACAAATATAACTGGACGAATTTTAATTTCTCTGAGAATTTTAATTCTCCATTGAATGCTTCTTCTATTGGGCAAGTTCAGTACGGGTTCATAGGCAGAGACAATAATGGTTGGGCAGGCCCTTATGGACCAGAAGTAATTAATGTTTCTTTTTCTTTGAAGTACACTGTTGACCCATGTTCTGTCAATGTGTTAAGTTCGCCTACTTGTCCTGGTTATTTAAATGCTATTAACAGTTTGACACCTGCGACTGTATCATCCTCTACTGTAACCGTTGCTACACCAACAACCATAGTTGCTACACCAACAACAGCAGATGTTCAGCCAGCTACAGTGGTTGTTGATGTTGGTGGTGTTGAACTGTCTACGAGTGGAACAATAAGTGCGCCAGACAATATTCCACAATCAGTAAAAGAAACACAGACACAAAAAAACGAGACTGAGAAACAGGAAGAAAAAACAAAATCTGGTCCAAACATGTCGCTTGTAATGAGTGTGGTTCGCCAGGTTCAAGCAAACGATAGAGCAGTGCAAGCATCTGCCGTGCAAAATGCTTTACAAGAAGTTTCAAGTGCAATAGCAAATGCACAAGAACAAACCAATATGGTTATTGAAAACAACCAAAGAAATAATGCGGCACAACAACAAGCGGCAGTAGAATCTCAACAAACAAGTGTTGTTAATGTTCAACTGCAAAATGCACAAACAAGCAGACAAAGCAGTTTTAATTTTGAACCTGTTGTAGTTGTAAATCAAACTCAACAAATACAAAAACCACTAGAACAATTCAATACACAAACACAACAAGTTCAAGTTTCCAAAGTTGATTATTCATTGTTTCCTCAACCTATTCAAGTGCCCGTTTTTACACCAACAAGCGTGTTCAGACAAAACGAAAATCAGATTGAAACAGTCACTCAAACAAATTTTATGAGCAGTGACAATCCTATAAAATCTATTTTGGAACAAAAACCTTTTGTAGAGAATACAACAACAGAACAAAAAACGGAAACGGTTAAAAGCAATGTTCAACAAAATGAACTTGCAGGAAACATAGACATAAACAGAATGGCAGTTAACCCGCCAGGATTTAATGCTTATATGAGTTTAGCACTCAAGGATGGTCAGTTATACAAACCTGAGGAGATTTATAAAAATCAAGTGACTGTAGATAATGTTAGAGCATTGAGACAACTATCATCGGATAGAGTACATCGAGAAATGGTCAACCAACAATACAGGAACTAAAATGTCAGAAGAAATTAAAAACGTTAATAAAAAAATAGATGAAGCTGAAGCGGCGGTAAAGAAGTATGCAAGTAAAGATACCGTAATCAGCATCGGTGGTTATGAATTCACTCCAGCAAAATTAATGGTAGCATTCACCATCGTATCATCTACACTTGGTGGTCTTTATGGTGCATTTGAAGTCTACAAAGACTATCAAGGAATGAAGAAGAAGATTGCGGAATATATCGCGCCAGATTTATCTGAGTTCGATAAACGATTGGCAGTTATTGAAGAAAATTCATCAAAGACTTCCGATTACACACGCGATATCAAAAATGATTTGAAGAATGATATCCGTAGAAACGAATCTGTCACCGAACAAATTGAGCGAGGCGTTAAGCAAGCACAAAGAGAAACTGAAACAGAAATGCGTCAAGCACGAAAAGACATTCGTGAAGATTTGGAAAAAGCTAGAGCCGAAGTAAACGGCATCCGTAAAGAAGTCGCTGACGCACGTAGAGAAATAGGCCGTGAAGTTGACGGCATGAAAAGAGAAGTCAAAAAAGATATTGACACTCTAACTAGAGAAGTTGATAACAAGATACAAAAAGCCATCGATAATCCTCTGGCAAACAAGTGATAGCGGAAGCTTTATTAACTATTGTATTGGCTTATCAAAAGCCAGAATATGTTTGTGTAAGATGGAAATGGACAGGAGATGTTTATCAAAGAAAAGTTTATTGTATTACTTGGAAAAAAGTAGAAAAAGAAAGAAAGAAAAATGATTGACCCAATAACAGCACTGGCAGGAATACAGAGTGCGGTTGCTTTAATCAAAAAAGTTTCAAAGACTGTAGATGATGTTGCTTCGTTGGGTCCAGTTTTGGGGAAATATTTTGATGCTAAGAGTAACGCAACTAAGGCGATAGTTGAAGCCAAGAATAGTGGTAAAAAATCCAATATGGCTGCCGCTATCGAAATAGAATTGGCCATACATCAAGCCGAAGAATTTGAAAAGCAATTACAGTTGCTTTTCATGCAGTCTGGTAAAATAGATGTTTGGAATAAAATTAAAAGTCGTTCTATGGCAATGGACATTGATGCGGCTCACCAGGCTAGAAAAGAAAAAGAACTCAAGTTAAAAAAGCAAAGAGAAATGGAAGAAGCGATAGAATTTTTATTCGCTATACTTTTGCTCATGGTTGCTGTTGCAGGAATTGCTTGGGGGGCGTTCGAATTGATGGATTATTGTCAAAAAGGCAACTGTGGTAAATAAACAACAAATAGTTGACTAGGAAAAAGTAATACTTTTGTAGCACTTGACTTTTACCGTTGGACGTGTAGAATCCATCCTGTTGAGTTGATAAGGAGATACGAAATGGCTTACATGTCCCAAGAAACCAAAGCAAAAATTGTTGCCGCTGTTAAACCTATTCTTAAAAAATACGGTCTAAAAGGCACCTTTGCTGTTAGTGGTCATTCCACTATTGTTTTGAATCTCAAATCCGGCAAAATCGATTTCATTGAGAATTATATTCAAACCGATATCGATAAGCCTTATGCGAAACACTTTTCGCAAGACCAAATCGATTATATCCGTAAAAACAAATCGATTGATATAAATCCCTATTGGTTTCATGAACACTTTACCGGTAAAGCAAAATCTGCACTGACAGAAATTTTTGCCGCGATGAAAAAAGCAGGCGATTGGTATGATGAGTCCGATGCCCAAACGGATTATTTCAATACCGCATATTATGTTGATGTGAATGTCGGTAAATGGAACAAACCTTATCAAGTAGAATGAAACGTTATGCTCTGATTGTTGATGGTAAAATTTTCGGCATTTTCTTCATACGAACATGTGCCGAAATTTTTGCCTCTGGTTTTCCCAAAAGTCAAAGCTATATAATACAAGAAATAATTTTATGAGTTGATAATGCAAGGAATTTTTATTTTCCAAACCAGTGATGGTTACCGAGTCGCGCCTTTGGTTAACTATGATGCACTGTATGACGGTTATAATGTTAACATGTCGCAATATATTTTCCTTCCCTATTTTCAGAAAGCCTTCGGCAGTTGTAAAGCACTGACAGAAACCGAAGCGCGTGATGTTGCCAAAACTATGGCAAAAGCATACAATGAACTTCCTGACGGTATTAGAACAGTGACTACATACCGAAATTACAGTTTTGAGGATATAATGAATGGCAAGGCTTCCCAAAATAACAGAACCAAAGTATGACGGCAAAATGACCAACCTACAGTTGGTCGAAGCTCTCAATTGGTACCACCAGAATCAGGAACCTAAGGACGCTCAAAGGTTTCTGTTAGAATACGCCAAGAAAAATAAAATTCCAGGCCGTGTCGATACTTCTAAAAGTTATCTGACATTGGCTTGGCTTTGCCGTTTGATTTCCAACGGTAATGATGTTGGCTCCGAGGCCATTCGAAAAATTAAAAGCGGCTTGCCTGCTCTACTTGAAAAAGAAAAGGCTGAGGTTGTTGTGGAAGCAATACCTACACCTTCCATTCAGGAAAGAATGCGAGAAAAGATTGGTGAAATTGCAGGTGAACTTGAAGGTTCTATAGACGACTACATCCTAAGCGGCTTCAAAGATGCACGTTCTCCTTTAGCCTTAATGCAAGATAAGGCAAAGGGTATGCACGCCATGAAAATCATTGAGATTTTTAAGAAACGTAGGTCTGAGTTTGATGAAGTCCTGCACACAACCGATAAAGACTTGAAAGAGGCTTATTCATACCTGAACAAGACCCAATTGAAAAAGCTTGTTGCGTATTGTGACCTGATTATTACCGATGCTATGAAGATTGCCGGTGAAGCAAAGGCTAGCCGCAAGCCTAGGAAACGCAAACAAAAAACACCTGACCAATTGGTTGCTACATTGCAATTTTGCCAGACTTCGGATGAATACAAAGTTGCCTCAATTAAACCGAGAGAAATAATCGGTGCGATGCAATTGTGGGTATTTAATGTCAAGACAAAGAAAATCGGTGTTTATCACGCTGAGGATGCTTCAGGCTTCTCCGTGAAAGGTTCTTCATTGCTGAACTATTCTGAAATGAAATCCTTGACAAAGACGGCAAGAAAGCCAGAAGAAGTATTGACATCCGTTATAAAAGGTGGTAAAATCATACTTAAAAATCTCTTGGGTACACTCAAGACAAAAGAATCTGCACTAAACGGCAGAATAAACAAAGACACACTTCTACTGAGAGTTTTATAATGCTAATTTTTGACTTTAACCAGGTTGTCATTGCCAACTTGATGGAACAAATCGGTTCTTCCCGCGAACCCGTGGAAGAAGGCCTTGTTCGCCATATGATTCTCAATACCATTCGTGCGAACATTCGAAAGTTTCGTGAATACGGTGAAGTTGTGATTGCCTGTGACGGTCAAACATACTGGCGCCGTGAAGTTTTTCCTTTCTACAAATCCAATCGCAAGAAAAACCGTGATGCATCTGGTCACGACTGGCAATCCATTTTTGATTGCATGAAAAAGATTCGTGAAGAATTGAAACAACATTCACCCTACAAAGTTATTGAAGCCACGGGCGCGGAAGCCGATGATATTATCGGTGTTCTTTGCCGGCAATATGGTGACAGTGAAAAGATTATGATTTTGTCTAGTGACAAGGACTTTGTTCAGCTACAGACTAATCCTAACATCAAACAATATTCACCCACACTGAAAAAATTTATCAAGTCAGATGACCCAATCCGACAATTGAACGAATTGATTGTACGTGGCGATTCTGGTGATGGCATTCCAAATATTCTTTCAGCCGATAATTCAATTGCGGATGGAATCCGTCAGAAACCAATCACCAAAAAGTTTCTTGATGAAGTTTTGGTTAAGGCTCAAGGTTCTATGGGCGATGCATTGACCCGTAACTGGGACCGTAATCGTCAATTGATTGATTTGAATATGATTCCAGAAAGTGTGTCGAAAAATATCCTAGATACATACATGGTCACAAAGCCTGCGAATAAGCAACAGTTTATGAATTACATGATTGCCAATCGCTTGAAAAATTTGCTTGAGGTTATCGATGAATTCTGATTTATTTTTTGAGATTTTTGAAAAATTTGAAAAGGCCGAAAAACGTGCCGACAAAATAGACATTCTGCGTAAAAGCGCAGATTCTAACTTTATTGAATTTTTAATTATCACTTTCAATCCCAATATTGAATTTGATGTTGAAATTCCAGTATACAAACCTTCACTAGACCCCGCAGGTCTAAATTACCTCTACTTACATTCTGAGGTTAAAAAGCTTTATCGTTTCATTAAGGGACATCCAAATCGTTCGACCAACCTAACACCGAAAAGGCAGAAAGAACTTTTGCTTCAGGTATTAGAAGGCCTTCATAAAAATGAGGCTGAACTTTTGGTTCGTTGTATCAAAAAAGATTTGCGTATTCCTTTTTTAACAAAAAAGCTTGTTAAGGAAGCATTTCCCGGAATTGATTTAGGAGAAGATTAATGTCTGACGGTGGAAAAGGAAGTAGACCAAGACCGTTTAGTGTTTCGGATGATGAATATTCTAAAAGATGGGATGCAATTTTTGGTCGTGACTTAGAAAACAAGAAAGAAAATAATGAAAGTAGCGGTAGTGACTCCAACGATAGGGACAACCTATCTGAGCAAGTGTCTGGAATCAGTAGATAATCAAACGTATGAGAACCTAACGCATTATGTTTTTCTGGATGGTAAAGAATACGGTAAAAATTTTTGGTACCAACTTGAAGGTGCATCAAAGGCAAAAACTGTAGTTCTTGAAGAAAACGTAGGCAAAGGTTGGTACGGTCATCGTGTTTATGCGGCTTGCAGTTTTCTAGTGAATGCTGATATAATTTGCTATCTTGATGAAGATAATTGGATTGAGCCTAACCATGTTGAAAGTTTGGTGAATACAATCAAACAAGGAAATGATTGGGCTTTCTCTTTGAGAAAAATTTATGATAAAGAAGGAAACTACCTTTGTGAGGACAACTGTGAATCTCTTGGAAAATGGCCAGTATTTTTTGATGAAAATGTCCATCATATTGACACTTCAAGCTTTGCCGTTAAGCGTGATGTTGCTATTAATATCGGTCATTCTTGGTACGGGCAGTGGGGCGCTGATAGAAAATTTTTCTTCAACCTTGCAAAATTTTTTCCAAAGTATGACTGCAACCGAGAACACACCTTATGTTACCGCTTAGACGGAAATCCCAATTCCGTGAAGCATGAATTTTTTGACCAAGGAAACTTGGCGATGAGTAAAAAATATGATGGAGCTTTCCCATGGAAAATAAAAGAAGAACGGCTTTGGTCACCGGGGTCTCCGGTTACCTTGGTTCTCACCTAAGCAAAAGACTTAAAGAAGAAGGTTTTCGTGTCATAGGTGTTGATAAGCAAACACCTGAACATTCCTTTTTTCATCGTTTTCACCGAACCGATGTTTTAGATTTTAATTCGTTGGAAGAAATTTTTGACAACTACGAAATCGATGTGGTTTTTCACCTTGCGGGAATGATTGAAGTCGGTGAATCCTGGAAGCATCCAACTCAATTTTGGGAAAACAATGTTGGTGGTACTGTTCGTGTACTGGCAGCAATGAAACGCCACGGATGTGAGAAGATTATTTTTTCATCTACGGCGGGTCTTTACATTGACAGTTCTATTCCTATTGTGGAAAATGAAATAATTGTCAATAACAATCCTTACGCCAATTCTAAACATGCTTGTGAAATGGCCATTGAAGATTCTGGTCTAAATTACGTCATCTTCAGATATTTCAACCTAGCCGGTTCTGGAGGTGATGTTGGTGAGAACCATTATCCAGAAACACACTTGATTCCTAGAATTCTTCAAAATCTAAATAGTTTTGAAATATACGGAGACGATTATGACACACCTGACGGAACATGCATTAGAGATTATGTTCATGTTGAGGATGTCGCAGATGCACACATTGAAGCAATCAAATATCTAGAAGAAGGTAAAAATTCTGAAATTATCAACTTAGGCGCTGGCGTTGGCTACAGTGTAAAAGAGATTATTCAAACTATAGAAAAAGTTACTCTTAAGAAAGTAAACTATACAGTTTTGCCAAGGCGAAAAGGAGACCCTGAATCCTTAGTTGCGGCGATTGAGAAAGCCAAAAAACTTTTAAATTATTCACCTAAACATGACATTACCTCTATCATCAAAAGCGCCTTTGAATGGGAGAAAAAGCGGAACAGAATTAGATAAAGATTTTCCGCTTCCCATTCAAGATATTTACGATAACACATTTCTTAAAAACCATGTTCATTTTCTCAGTGGTGAGATTGAAGAACAGAATGTTTTAAAAGCTATACAGTGGATAATTTATGAGAATGCACTCAGCGGTTCTACAGGTGAGCCTAATACTCTACAACTCTATGTCAATTCTACCGGTGGTGATTTGTATCACGCACTTGGTCTTATCGACATGATGAGGTTGAGCAAGAACCCGATACAAACAATTGGTGTTGGTGCTGTTATGTCGGCTGCATTTTTAATTTTTTCATCCGGCCAAAAAGGGCACAGATACATTACTAAAAATTGTAGTATAATGTGTCACCAATACTCAGATACGTATGAGGGAAAACACCACGATTTGAAGTCTTACGCCAAATCGGCAGAAATGACAAATAATATGATGCTAAGTATTTTGCAACATGCATCAGGACTCACAAACCGAGAGGTTAAATCTAAATTGTTGACACCAAGCGATGTTTGGTTGTCGGCTGAAGAACTTGTTAAATTAGGTATCGCAGACCATATACTTTAAAGGAGGTTTATTTAAAAACAGATATGATAGGTGCGATTAAAGTAGAAAAAATAGAAAAGACCAAATTCCGAAAGGCGGATGAAAGTCTTGACTACAATATGAGTGGTAAGAAAAAGAAAAAACACCATGACAAAAGTTTTTATAGATTAGCGAGGGAAGAGGACGATGACTACAATTTTGATGGATACGATAAAAAAGCAAATAAAAGATATTGAGTTAAAAATTGAAACTCAACAAGGTGATGTTGAGCAATTGAAAAAAATGCTTGAACGACTGAAGTATCAACAATTCGAAGAAGATATCCGAGAATCGGATTCCAGGCAATTGTTGAAGGGTTGACTCCGTAGCAACACTTCAGGTTGACAGGCAAGAGTTCTTGTCATATAATGAATGTATTCTTGAAAGGAACAGTGTGATTACATTAGAAAACTTGACACCCGAACAAGTTGAAATGCTCAACATTCTTTGGTCTATGACCGAATTGTCTGAGGTTGAAGAATGGCAGGAAACTCTTACTGAAGAAGAAAGAGAAATGAGTGAGGCTCTTATTCGACTTGTGATTTTGGAATCTATGGATAAAATTATTACAAGTGATTTGAGTGATGCACAGGAAGTTTTGAAAAAGTTTACTAAGGGTTGATTATGGATAAGTTTGATTTCATGGTGGATTTTCTGATTAATGATAAACAGAGGTCTTACGATAACATTTTGCTTGAAGATGAGGAACTTGAAAATGCTTCCTCGGCATTTGTCGAAAGTATTTTGCTGAATGCTTATAACGTCACTGACCGGCGACTTTATAAAACTACTCTGAAAAAAGTTACGGAGTTGGTAGAATGAGTCACGAAATCGAGTTTCACTTTTATCTTGATGCATGGTTGTGGTGCCGGCAAAATGGTTTTGATTTTAAACGTGAATACATGGTGAAAAAAGATTTTAGAACCTGGACGCTTGCCATACCTGAAGATGTGTGATACAATTCTTCCGTTTGTGAGGAATTATTATGATGATTTATGTGAAATCTTCTTCAAAAAAGAAGAACATTACAAAAAAGAAAAAAGCCGAATATGATGCATGGTTAGATTCGGTAAAAACCATGCCAGGAATCCAAGGACGCAAATTTACTGGTGCAAAGTTAGTAAGCACTAACACACTTCCAAAATTGTCTGCTCCTCCTGGTCGAGAGACAACTTACTACAAAAGTGTTACAACCCCAGGTGGTGACTGCACAAAGCCAAACCTTCCTAAAGTTTATACCGGTACAGCCATGAAGGGTATTGGTACGTTGCACAAATCCAACGCTGTCCCAGTGTTCACGGATGAAGATATGCTGGCGCAGGCTTCGATGAGGAGGTAGGATGATTATCGGACTATCAAACCTCTGGCTTGTCGCCTTAGGAGCGTTCCTAGGCGCTCTATTTGGTAGAACTTTAACATTCGGTTTTATGGCTGTTGCTTTTTTGATACAATTACTACTTTAGTATTACTGTTGTTTTTTTACAAATCTGCAAAAAATGGTTGCCATTCCTGCCGGAACCTGTAGAATAGACTTTGTTGAGTTGATAAGGCAATCGAATGAAACTTCTTTCTACTGGTAATCCTAAGGTCTTGAAAGGTCTTAAACAAGGCTTCAATACCTACATTTTGCACCTTGCACCCGCTAACGTTTCTGGTTATGAAACTTGTCCTAAGCGGACCGCTGGTTGTACCGCGGCATGTTTGAACACCGCAGGTCGCGGCGGTATGTTCAAAAAAGGTGAATCGACCAATGTCATTCAAGAGGCACGTAAACGCAAAACAAAAATGTTTTTCGAGAACCGTACCGAGTTTATGGCACTTCTGGTTAAAGATATTGAATTGGCAATCAAGCAAAGCAAAAAATTGGATTTGGTTCCCGTTTTTCGCTTGAATGGCACTTCGGACTTATCGTTCGAAAAATATGAAGTTGTCCGTAACGGTCAACTATTCCGCAATATCTTTGCTGCCTTCCCTGATGTTCAATTTTACGACTACACAAAAATCCTTGGTCGTAAAGTGAAAGATATTCCTAACTATCAATTGACCTTTTCGGCTGCCGATGGCAATGATACGGATGTCCTCCGTGCTATTGCTGAAGGTCTGAATGTCGCTACCGTTTTCGGTCTGAAAAAGACCGAGGCAATGCCTGAAACCTACAATGGTCGCCCCGTGTTTAACGGTGATGAATCTGATTTGCGATTCCTTGACCCCAAAGGTGTTATTGTTGGTTTGTATGCCAAAGGTAAGGCTAAAAAAGATACTAGCGGCTTCGTTAAGTATCCTACTATTATGTTGAAGGCCGCATAATTGCCTAAAGACTGGTTGCCGAAAGGTAATCGGTCTGCTATACTTCGTTCATGTTCATTCTATTAGGAGTTTGTTATGTCTAAAACTACCAAGGCTGTAAAGCTAAAACCTTTCGAAAAAGTCCTCAATGTTCTTATTTCTGGTCAAGTCACCAGTAAAGAACAACTAGATGCACTTCTAGGAAAAGAAATTATGATGTACCGCATTTCCACTTATATGTGGCACATCAAAACAATTGCGAACGGTATTATCCGTGTCGCTAAAGATGGTCGTAAAGTTACTGGTTATCAACTTGTCAATGTCAATGAGGTTAAAAAATACCTTGAAGATAATGGCCTTCTATTGTCCAAGGTTGAAAAGCTTTCGGATATTTCTGAGCCGGTTGAACAGGTCGAAGTCGCCAAGGCTGATGCTGAAACTGTCTGACAACTTAAACACTACAGAGGTCCGAGCTTTGCCTCGGACTTTTTTTATGGAGAATTGAATGTGGAGATTGTGGGCTAAAGCACTAGGTGAGAAAGCATCCGAGGATGATAAAGAAGCCGATAAAATCGCTTGCATTCGCACTGCGATTGTGTTATGCTACATCATTACAAACATTTTTATTGTTGCTGGCGTTATTCGCCATTGGAATGACTGATGAATATTTTCTACCTTGACCCTGACCCAAAAGTTTGTGCGGAGATGCACAACAACAAGCATACCGTAAAAATGATTATTGAGTATGCACAACTCATGTCCACGGCTCATCGTTTGCTTGATGGTGAAGAATACACCGACATGACGGCTAATGGTCGCCGTATCAAACGCTGGCGCCTAGGTGATGAGCGTGAACAACAACTAATGAAGGCTTCACATATCAATCACCCCTCTGCTGTTTGGTGCCGTGCTAACCATGAAAATTATGATTGGCTTTATATGATGTGGAAATGCCTATTGAAAGAGTACACCTATCGTTACGGTAAAGTACATGCATGTGCAAGACTTGTTGGTGTACTTTTTAATTCACCAAAAAATATTCAGCGAGGTAATTTTTTTCCTCCCACGCCTGCGATGCCTGATGATGTAAAAATTCCTGGTGATTCTCTTGCCTCTTATCGTAATTATTACAATAAGAATAAGACGCATCTAGCCGATTGGAAAAAACGGCCGGCACCGAGTTGGTATTCGGCTATATAAGGTTATCAATATGCCAACTTATAGTTTTTTTAATTCTGAGACAGGTGAGGAGTTCGAATCGTTCATGAAAATTTCTGAGCGTGATGAATATCTGAAATCCAATCCACACATTCAACCTGTGGTGACTGCGCCAGCAATCGTATCTGGCGTGTCTACCTCTATGCAGAACCGTGTGCCAGATGGCTTTAAAGAGGTTCTCTCTAAAGTGTCTGAAGCACATCCGGGAAGTGCCCTAGCACAAAAACATTCTAGGAAATCCATCAAACAAGCCAGGACCGAACAGGTTGTGAAGAAGCACGTAGAGAGGAAAACTGGCGTAAAAATTTAAAGGGTCTCAATGGCTAGAAAAGCAAACACCAGAATACATCTTGAGGATGAGCAACCAAAGATTACGAATGCACTTAAGGTTCGTATAGATGATTTAAAAACATTTGAGCCACTGACAGAAAATCAAAAGATATTTTTTGATGCATATAAAAGAGGAGATTATTTTGTAGCATTGCATGGTGTTGCAGGTACAGGTAAAACTTTTTGTGCCCTATACAAAGCACTAGAAGAAGTTTTGGATAAGAGTAATCCATTTAGAAAAATTATTCTTGTTCGTTCGGCCGTTCAATCTAGAGAGATTGGTCATTTGCCTGGTGATGTTACAGAAAAGATGGAAATCTATCAACAACCTTACAGACAAATTTGTGAGACATTGTTTGGTAGAAAAGATGCATATCAGAGACTTGAAGAACAAGGTTTCATTGAATTCATTTCAACTTCATTCATTCGTGGTATGAGTTTTGATGATGCAATCATTATTGTTGATGAAATGCAAAACTTAACATTCGAAGAAATTGATACTGTTATGACCCGTGTTGGTTATCGCTCAAAGATTATTTGGTGTGGTGATTATAGACAAACAGACTTGAACAAAAAGAAAAATGATATGAGTGGCATTCTTAAATTTTTTGACATTGCATATCACATGGGAGCCTTCACAAGGATTGAGTTTACACCGGAAGATATCGTTCGAAGTTCTTTAGTGAAAGACTATATCTTAGCTAAAATGGTTTATGAGGATAATAATTGATTGACAGTGCAAAATTTCTGGAAGAAAACGGCTATCTTTTTCTTCCAGACTTTATAGATAAAGATAGCTGTAGACTTATGGCTGAATCGATGATTGAAGCTGTAGAGTCTGGTCGAGGTGAAAAGGACCCTCAGTGCCCAATGTCCTATTCTTTCATTGATGTTTTTGATAGCGCACATGATGAAATTTTACCGCATCTTAAAAAAGTGAGTGGTAAAAATTTACTGAAAACTTTTAATTATTGTAGACTGTATCAACCGGGTGAAACTTTAGAAAGACATACGGACAGAGACTCATGTGAATATTCAATAACATTAACTCTCGGTTTTGAAGGTAAACCTTGGCCATTTTTTATTGAGGACAAAAAAGGATTCGAAAAAGAAATTTTAGCTTCGGTTGGTGATGTGATTTTTTATAAAGGAATTGAAAGACCTCATTGGAGAAATTCATACAAAGAAGGGAAGTGGCAAGCACAAGTATTTTTTCATTACGTCGATGCCGAAGGTGAATATAAAAACCAACCTATAATTGAAATGTTTAGAAAAGAAAAAAATGTTTTTGTTGAAAAAACCTGAAGCACTAAATTTTGATTTGAATGCTGAAAATTCTCCTTCAGGTAGACTTTATAAAACACCTTCAGGAGAAAAATATCCTTCCGTTACAACTATACTTTCTTCATACGGAAAGAAACAACTGTTTGAGTGGCGCGAACGTGTTGGTGCTGAGGAAGCAAATCGTATAGCAGCCAAAGCATCACGCCGAGGCACGGCTTTACATACCGTTTGTGAAAAGTACCTACTCAATGAATTGACAGGTATGAAACTTGCTAGTATGATTCCTTCAACAAAGGAACTTTTCTTTAAAATGAAAAGCTTGTTGGATGAAAACATAACAACGGTTTATTGCCTTGAACAAGCATTGTATTCTGATAGAATGCGTATCGCTGGCCGTGTTGACTGTATCGCCGAATGGAATGGCAAAATTTCAGTTGTTGATTTCAAGTCATCTACCAATCAGAAAGAAAAAGAAAAAATTGGAAACTATTTCATGCAATGCACCGCATATGCATTGATGTATGAAGAAATTGTAGGTGTACCCATTGAACAGATTGTTGTTTTGATTGGTACTGAAAATGGACCAGGTCAAGTTTTTATCGAAAAGAAAGATGATTACATTGAAGAACTGGAAAAATACGTGAGGAAACACCATGACAAATGATGAAATTTATTTTTACAGTGAAGATGGCACAAAATTCAAATCAAAAATTAGTGCTATTGAATACTCACAAAAAACTGGTCAACAAATAAAATTTTATTTCCATGATGAAATCTATTCCAAAGTGGACTGGAAAAAAGAGTTGCCACATGATTTGAATTATTATTACAAACAACAGGCTCTACGGCTTCGTGAAAAATTTGACTATCTGGTTTTAGCATATAGTGGTGGAGCAGACTCAACTTGTATACTCGAAACTTT